ATCATCGTGAAATCCTTGACGACAAACTTCAGTGCCCCAATGTTGTAGCACCCATCGCGGAGTTAGTAAGGGCATATTCAAACGTTCACTCCACCAAATATCCAGTTGTTCACGCCATTCACGGGCTTGTTTTGTGCGGCCTTCTAATAGTGTCCTATCCCAACCAAATACATTGGCCACAGCATCTTTAAGTGTGTTAGCAAAACTATCTCGCCTAAACCCATGTGAATTTACTAAAAAATCTGCGGCAGTATCTTTGCCAGAACCAATCAAACCTACGAAGCCAATAATCATACAGTATCTCCAGTGCTTAAAGTTTATTACAATTTCGTTAAACCGTCAACGATTTTTCTTTAACAAATCTTCCAAAAAACAATATTCGTTAAAGTGATCAGTTTCTGTGTCCGCAATATATTCCACTTTGGGATTATTAGATCTTACCCAATATTCAAACGCATACCTATAACCAGGCCCGTTAGGGTATAATTCAGGATTGGTTGTATATACAGTTGAATCAATTGGATCAGGTAAGGTACGAATGTGTTCAGACTTACTCCACCAAAAGTTTCCACTAAAGGTAAAATCTAAACTTTTCTTATCTTTTACACCCACAGCATCAGCTTGTTCTAATAATTTAATACAAGTGGGCCATTCTGTGATACAATAATGATTTAAGATTTCACGCCAATTGCCCACACTAGGACTGGCACTGACAACACCCTTACTGTGTATATAACAGATATCAAAGTCATAATGTTGGGCATGTTCCCAAATTAATTCCAGTGTTTGACCTTCAAAAATGTTCGGATCAATATCTCGTACATCAATAATGTTTGCCCAAGGAAATCTGGTATTGATATATTCTCGAACTTTCTGTTCAAATGTTATGTTAGTTTGATCATCACCATTAGGCCTAAATGGCATGACTATTTGACTCCAATTCCGCGGCATGGTAATAGCCAAATTAATTTCGGCTACTTCGGGCAGTTTGGATTGTTTGATAAGTTGTAATTGCTGATCCACATACCATGTCCACATGGTAGCACGGATATCGGCGGGAATAAAAATGTGATAAAATACTTCAATGGCTCGCATTGAACTAGTTTAACATTAACCAGTCACCCATGTCAACGGTGTTGATCCTTCTTTGTAGTTAATTAGATCCATTTCTAATTCTTGCATTTCTGCTTTGCCCTCGGCTTTTAGTTGTTGTCCATTTAATTGAACACCGCCTTGTGGGCTGGAAATAGTGGCAAACTTTTCACGAGCTTCACCTAATATAACTTTGGCATTGGCTAGGCTGTAGTCTTTGATCCACTGTCCAGCATAAGTATCAGCCAATAAAGTAAAATCTGGGCGATAATTGTACATCCAAACTAGGATTTCTTCTTCAGCATACGGGCGTTGTTGTACAGTTAACACTTTACTGGTATTATTGAACACAAAGTTAATGTCACTACCAAACATCTTACCCACTTGTTTTTGGTAAGAAGCAAAAGCATAGTATGTTGCTAAACCGCCCATGTTAGTACTAGCCAACAAATAGGTATTAGAATAAGCTAGGTTAAACGGTTCAAATAAACTACCGCCAGCTCCGCCGCCTGAACGCGAACCAATACTACGTCTAAAAAGTTGACGAATACTGATAACATCTTTAGGCATTACATAGTCGTTTGTGTCGACTAGCAGAGTTAAAAATCCATAACTTTCTTCTACAGCATTGCTACTACGTTGACGATATTTGGCCAGAGCACGATCGATTGCTGTATTGTAATGTATAGGGTCTAATTCAACATCAACCATACCATCGCCTAGGAAGGCTTTGATGTAGTCGACAACTTGTTGACGGGCGTTTTCAGTATCTTTGCTGTAGTTATCCATGCTAATATTTAGCTAAATAGGTGTATGCCAAGACTAAGCCTATACCGTCCTGAGAAGGGCAACGATTTCAAGTTTTTAGATAAAATCATCCACGAAGAATTTCAAGTGGGTGGCACAGATATCTATGTTCACAAATATCTAGGACCTGTAAGCCCCGATCAAGTTGGCGGCGAGGCTTCGCCCGCAACTCCCAACACCAGTGCTAATACAGTGCCAGAATTGGGTATTCAAGATGTACTGTTAATGGAAAACAGAGACCGTAATTACGATCCCAATGTTTATGTCATTCGTGGCATTTATCAGATGCAGGATTTAGATTTTAATCTAACACAGTTTGGCATGTTCCTACAAAATGACAACATCATGTTGTATTTCCATCTACGTGGCAGTTATGATTCGTTAAGTCGTAAACTAATGGCTGGTGATGTTTTAGAGCTACCTCACTTAAAAGACGAGTATGCTTTAGATGATAGTTTTGTGGCATTAAAAAGATTTTACGTTGTTCAGGATGTCACCCGTCCTGCCGCAGGTTTTAGCCCTACATGGTATCCACACTTAATTAGAGCCAAATGTGCTCCGTTGGTTGACAGTCAAGAATACAAACAAATATTTGATCAAGATAGTGGCAATGGCGATGGCAGCACCTTAAGGGATATGTTAAGCACTTACAATCAAAATATTGAAATCAATAATCAAATCATTGCCCAAGCAGAAGCAGATGCTCCCAAAAACGGTTATGATACAACAGGTTTTTACGTTCTGCCTAAACGTGCTGACGGTACATTAGACATTGTAGATACTTCATTGACTCAATTTGATGCTAGTATAGATGAACTAGGATTTGATGCTAGTATTGTTTTACAAACACCTGATAGTAGAATGTATGTAGGCTACGATACCGGTACAGGAATACCGCCCAACGGAGCACCGTTTGGTCAAGGTATTGTATTTCCTGCGACACCCATTATTGGTCAATTCTTTTTAAGAACTGACTATATGCCCAATGCGTTGTACAGATTTGACGGAAGTCATTGGCTGTTGTATGATACTGATGTTAGAATGACCATGAACAATTTTGGTTCAGAAAATACATCCACTGGTACATTCTATAATAAAAATATTAAACTTAATCAGAAGACCACGTTCATTAACAATACAAATACTGCTACAATTGGTGGGCAGGTTATACAGGAACGTCAAGCATTAAGCAAGGCATTGAAACCTAAGGCAGATCAATAATGAATTATTTTTACGACGGTCAACTGCGCCGATACATCACACAATTTATGCGACTAATGAGCAATTTTGCCTATAAAGATGCCACAGGCAAATTGACACAAATACCAGTACGCTACGGTGATGTTAATCGTCAGGTAGCACAAATACTTAAAAAGAACAGTGAGAGTGTTGTACCTAGTGCGCCGTTTATTGCTTGCTATATTAAAGATTTTAGATACGACCAATCACGATTACAAGATCCGTCATTTGTCAGTAGTGTTAATATTCGTGAACGCGGCGTTGATGAATTTGGTAATTTAATCAATCAACAAGGTAATAATTATACGGTAGAGCGTATCATGCCAAGTCCGTATAAATTAACATTTGCCGCCGACATATGGGCCAGTAATACTGATCAAAAATTACAAATCATTGAACAAATAGCAATGATTTTTAATCCTAGTTTAGATCTACAAACTACAGACAATTACATCGACTGGACTAGTCTTACCACATTAAGACTAACTGATCAAGGTAATTGGGCTAGTAGACCCATACCGCAAGGCGTAGAGCAGGACATTGATATTTCTACCATGGTGTTTGAAACACCTATTTGGATTACACCGCCTGCCAAAGTCAAACAGTTAAACATCATTACAAAAATTATTACTAGTGTGTTTACCGCCGATGCCGAACAATTTGCCACATTAGAAGATGGGTACGCACATCAGATCTTTGGTACACCCGACGCCAGTATCACAGTGTCTATTGGTGATTTTGAATTATTAGTAATTGACGGCGTTGCTTCATTAGTTAACCCAGGTAGTGATGGTTCTAATCCAGATACAATTAATTCATGGTTGCGTATTTTAGATCTTTATCCAGGTAAATTTACAGCAGGGTTAAGTCAAATAAGACTTACACAACCTAATGGTAATGAAATTGTGGCCTATATTACATTAGATCCCAACAACGAAACTCGCATGTTATTAAACTACGATAATGATACTGTTCCTGGAAATACTATTGTCGATGGCCGTGGGACTATTGACGCCATTGTTAATCCTGAAACATTTAATCCCAAAACAAAAGTTGCCGGAACACGTTATTTGATTTTAGAAGATATTATGTCGGAGGCTACTATTGGGCCAGAGGCATGGTTAAATGCCAACGGATCAGGTTTTACAGCACACGCTAATGACATTGTACAATGGGACGGCACGGCGTGGTCAGTTATATTCAGTTCTGCCAACGTTAGCACAGTTACTTACATAACTAATTCATATACTGGTATACAATACAAATGGGATGGCATCAGTTGGTCAAAGAGTTTTGAAGGTATCTATAGTAACGCATTATGGCGACTGATTTTGTAAATCAAATAATATGTAGCGGTGGCTTGTTTTTAGCAGAGGACACCCATAGATTTCTATTTTTAAATAGAACACAGGGCAAGACTGCTGGCACTTGGGGGCTAGCAGGTGGTAAGAAAGAACCTACAGATTTAACTGTTATAGATGCGTTACACAGAGAAATACAAGAAGAAGTTGGAAAAACTTCTAAAATAAAAAAGATAGTTCCTTTAGAGCTGTTTATTTCAAACGATGATAATTTTCAATACAATACCTATGTGTTGATAGTTGACAAAGAATTCATCCCTACTCTAAATTTTGAACATAGTGGTTATGCTTGGTGTAATTACGATCATTGGCCCAAACCCTTACATCAAGGTGTAAAAAATAGCCTTAACAACCGAGTAGTCAAAGCCAAATTAGAGTTGCTATTAGATATCATTTAATATACAATTAACTATGAAGAAGACAATGCTAGTTATTGGTGCTGGGTCAGGCGGTGTTCTCACTGTTGGACAAATGTTATCAGGATTGGATTCTAATTGGGAAGTACATTCTGTTTACGATCCAAAAATTCCAATTTTAGGTGTCGGTGAAGCCACAAGCACAGTTACGCCACACTCGCTTTTCAAAAGTACCGATTTTATCCTAGCCAGAGACGCTCATCATTTGGATTCAACAATAAAACTCAGTGTAAAATATTCAAATTGGCGTAAACATGATTTCCATAGTTGGATATTGCCGCAAGGGTATGCGTTACACTTTGATAACACACGTCTTAGAGATTTTGCCTTTACAAGATTTAGAGAAAGATACCCTAATAAATTTGTTGAACATTTGGGCAACGTTGAATATTTTAAAAATATTGAAAACGGTGTAGAAGTTTCAATAAACAGCAAAATAAAAAATTATGATTATATAATTGATTGTAGTGGATTCCCTAAAGATTATAAAGGATACACTATGATTGATCTACCACTTAATAGTGCTGTTGTCACACCAATTCATAAACCCGGAGATTGGAACTATACACATCACTGGGCACATAAAAATGGTTGGATGTTCGGTATCCCCTTACAATCTCGGCAGGGTTGGGGCTATATGTACAACAACGATATAACATCTAAAGATGATGCTATTCTTGACATGTGCGATATTCTAAAACTAGATCCTGAAAAAGCCAACTTTAGAGAATATTCATTCAGTCCTTATTATATTATTGACAAATTGATCGATGGCAGAATCTTAAAAAACGGCAATAGATTTATGTTCTTTGAACCTATGGAGGCAATGTCCATGGAATATTATACTGCGTTGAATCTCAGATATTTAATGATGATTCGCGGTACTATGACCAAACAAGCACTTTTAGGTTATACTAGAGATGATGTTGAATCTTTAATTATGTTTTATAGATTTATATATCACGGCGGATCAACATACGACACAGAGTTTTGGCGTATAACAAAAGAAAAAACATCTTATTATTTAAAAAATACTGAATTATTTCAAAATCGCATAGACTATTGGAATAAAAATTCACAACAAATTAAAGACAGCGGTAAGGAAGTGATCATTGCGCCGTTTGACGTATATGTGTGGGAAATATTTGATCGAGAATTAGGCTATAATTATTTTAAGTCGTAAAAAAGCCCCAGTTAAGGGGCTTTTTATTTTCAAGTTAGTTGATAACTTTGCTACCCAATGGACCTTGTGGAG